CAACGATGCTGTAGTTGCCCAAGGAAATCCCCGTTGCTTTGAAATCTGCTTCGAGCCGGTCACGCTTGCCGCAAATACAAATTACCGTTTTGCTTTCGTAGGAACCACGACCACGAATACCACTATTTTCTATGGTGATGTGAATGCAGCCGGACACATGGACGGACTGATTCTCGGCCAGAATGCCCACTGGACCGAGAGTGCCACCAGCCCTCCAACAGCGCCCGCTTGGGCAGAAACTACTACCCGCCGGCCGCTGTTCGGGATTGGTATCTCAGCGGTGCATGACGGAGCGGGCGGTGGCGGCGGTATGCTTGTTAATCCAGGCATGACTGGGGGGATCAACGCATGAAGCGGCTGGTAAAACACTCTGCGACATCGAACATGGTGCGGGTGTTTATTCTGGATTCCTCCAGCACTACGGGGGCCGGGCTGACGGGCGTGCTCTATACCAGCACCGGCCTTGTTATTGACATGATCGCCAACAACTCAGACACGGCCTATCACTACAAATCCGCTGCAACGGCGACCATTGAGGACATCACCACCATCGGGACGTATGCTGCACCGAGCGCAAGCAACTGCCGCTTCAAGGCCGTGGACGCGACAAACTTTCCGGGACTCTATGAGATTCATTTTCTCAATGGCGTATTTGATGACGCAGGGGCGACAAGCGTGATCGGGCGGGTTGCTGGTGTCACGAACATGGCACCGACTCTGTTTGAGATTCAACTGGTTGCGTTCGATCCTGATAACGCCGTGAGATTGGGTCTGACTGCGCTTCCCAACGCCGCCGCAGACGCGGCTGGAGGACTTCCCATTTCGGACGCGGGAGGTCTGGATATGGACGCGATCCTGGCTGATACCGCTGACATGCAACCCAAGCTTGGGACGCCCGCAGGAGCCTCTATCAGTGCCGACATTGCCGCGATTGAAGCTCAGACAGACGACATCGGTGCGGCAGGTGCCGGCTTGACTGCTGCAGATGACGCGATTCTAACCATTCTTGGAACGCCTGCTGGTGTGTCGATGAGCGCGGACATAGCTGCAGTGAAAGTCGATACGGCTGCGATCTTGGTGGACACCGGAACAACTCTTGATGGGCGTATCCCGGCGGCGCTTGTCGGTGGGCGCATGGACTCCAGCCTTGGGGCGATTGCGGTTGGAGTTGACTTGTCCGCGACGATGAAAACGAGCGTGAACGCGGAGGTCGTAGATGCACTTGCTACGGACACCTATGCTGAACCCGCTCAAGGAACTCCCGCGGCAACGAACACCCTTGCGGTCAAAATCGGGCATCTGTTCAAGGCGTGGCGCAACCGCACCACGCAGACAGCTACTCAGTCCAGCCTCTACAACGATGATGCCGTGACAGTGGATCACAAGGCCACATTCTCGGACGACGGTGTTACTGCGGATAGAGGCGAGATCGCTTCCGGGCCATGAGCGCAGATACCGGACCAAAACGCTACTCCGCCATCAACATCATGAGTGCTTGGCGCGGAGTGAATGTCGTCCCGGATGTCACCGTTCCGCAGGGCGAGAGGCAGGCGTATATGTTCATGTACAGCGGAATTCTGGCTGGTGCGCTTGAAGTTCCGCCAGAAGTACCTGAGTTGCCGGCAACAGAAGTGGTGGCCGCAGCAGTCCGGCCGACGATTGACTTCATCATCTCCGGCAACACGCTCTACGGCAGCAGGGACGTGATGAGGCGCCAGCGGGTGCAAAGGCAGGATGCAGCGGACCTCAAGGAAATGATGCAGCTCTACACTCAATGGAGAATGGCGGCCTAATCATGACTCGCGCGCTTGAAGCCGTTGTCTGGTGTCCTCGCTGCAAAGAGGACAAATACAAAATATTCCGCGTTCCGACCGGGCAGGAAGGAGTTTTCATGAACCAGGCTGAACCGAGAGGGGCCGACACTAGGAACCCAAATTGCTCGTGCGGGACCACGTTGGAGCGAAGGACGGACTTACATGGCTGAGAACCCGGAAGTGATACAGGGCGTGCGAGTTGCACGCACCAGAAGCCGCATCGACTCCTTGAAGATCGACAAGGCGGCGATTGCGCAGCGCATCGAAGGCTTCTACAAGAAGGACAACGAGGACCGCTCGGACGAAGTTGAATCCCGGTTGCAGCGTTACGCCAAATACAGAATGTGGGTCGAGGGCAAGGACTGGCCGTGGGAGGACGCTTCCGACGCTGCAATCCCGGACATGATGACCGCCTCCATGCGGTTGCAGGACACCCTTCACAATGCGGTGATGAGCCAAAGACCTCCGATCATGGCGAAAGCCACCCAGAGCCGACCGGATAACCAGGACCGCGAGGAGAAGATCAACCATCTGATCGACTGGCAGTTCTTCGAGGAGCAGCCAGGGGAAAACATCGTCGGGCAGATGGCTGATGACTTCGTGAACGAGGGTTTTTTCACGGTCTATACGCCGTGGGTCAAGGAAACCCGGTACACGGAGGAGGTCAAGATTCACCCGGCGATACCGCCTGAGATCATGCCGGTAGACTACTTTGCTCCTCTGGTGCAGGGCCTTTTCGAGCCGGGTGCTGAGATCATTCCTGCCGGTGAGGGCTGGGATTGGAGGATCAAGAATGTGGACGGCAAGCGGGCCCGGGTTTCATTCTTCACCAAGGACAACGGTGAAGTCGAAATGGATGTCGGGCGTGAGGTCGTGATGTACGACGGTCCTCGGGCTATCCGCAAGGCTTGGCAGGACGTGCTCCACCCGGCGCGGTGCGAGAACCTGCAGATAGCTGGTCCTTCAAATCCGGCTGGGGCGCCACACGTCATTCTCCGGGACTTCCCGACCAATGATGAAATCAAGCGTCTCTACAAGCAGGGATACTACGACCTGATGACGAAGGAAGATGCCGAGAAGCTCGGCATCGTGGACATGGACGAGTCCTACCAGGATTCGGAACAGCAAAAGGATGTCATGCAGGGTCACGCCGAGCAGCGTGACGTACCAAAAGGCGCTGAGTCCCACAAGCCGATCACCCGGTTGATGTGTTTCGATTCCTTCGACATCAACAACGACGGGCTGGATGAGGACGTGATCTGGTGGATGATCCTCGAAACCAAGACCGTGCTGCGGGCGAAGTATCTCGCTCAGATGTTCCCCTCTACGCCTCCCAAGCGGCCGTTTGCGGAGGCCGGCCTGTTCCCGGTTCCCGGAAGGCGCTACTCCATTGGTATTCTGGAAATGATGGAGGGCCTGCACGACATGCTCAAGATGAGCTTCGATCAGGGCACGGACGGAGGAACGATCGCGAACGCCCCGTTCTTCTTCTACCGGGCGGCTTCAAACATGAGGCCGGAGGTCATCCGGCTATGGCCGGGAGAGGGCTATCCGCTGACGGATCCAAAGAATGACGTACATTTCCCGACGATGGGAAACCAGAATCAGGCGTTCATGTTCAACACCCAGAGCCTTCTGACCCAGATGGAGGAGAAGCTGACCAACATCGGGGAGCTCCAGTTAGGCCGGGTTCCGCAGGGAAAAGCCTCTGCCCTTCGTACCGTATCCGGGATGCAGACCGTCCTAGCTCAAGGTGATGCTCGTCCTGAGCGGGTCTTACGCAGGTTCTTCCTCGGGCTGACCCAAATCTGGGAGAACTTCCACGCCTTGAACGAAATCTTCATGCCGGACGAAAAACGCTTCATGATCTGCGGTTATGTGGACCCGCGGAAAGACCCGTATGCGGTGGCGAAGAAGTCCGAAATCCGGGGCAAGTACAGGTTCACCTTCTCCCAGAACTCGCTCAACACCACGAAGGAGGCCCTGCAGATGGCCTTGCAGGACTTGATGGCTGCCTACGTGAGTCCCCTTGCCATTCAGCTTGGGATCATCAAGCCGGACGGCATCTATCGGCTTCTCCGGGACTATGGGCGGGCGAAGGGGCCTGATCCTGACAAGTACCTGTCTCCTCCGGTGCCGGGAGCGATGGAACCTCCGATCAGTGTCGAGGACGCTATCCTCATGATTATGGACGGGAATCTACCTCTCGGTAGCCCGATGGAGGGAACGGAAGCCCACTTCCAGAAGCTGCAGGAATTCAGCCAGTCCGATGAGTTCGGGTATCTGGGACCAGAGCATGTTCCGCTGTTCAAGGCGTACATGGAGCAGGTTGCTCAACTGCTGGTTCAGGAGCGCACGGCGATGGCTCTACAGCAGGCTGCACAGCAGTTTGGGGATGGGATGAAGCGTCCGGGTATGCCGGGGCCTGAAGGGGCTGGTATGCCGCCTGACGGGCAGATGATGCCGATGGTGCAGGGGGGGGAGCTCCTTGACGAGACGCTGCCAACAAGCGGAGGGGGAGCTAATCCGGGGGCGCCAGCATGAGCTACGACCGCAAGGACTTTCTAGAAGCGGTCAAGGAAAAGGCCCATAAGCGCCGGGTTGATGCCCTACCCTCGGTCATGGCCCTGCAAGCGGCCGGGGTCATCATGGCGAGGCTCACAACCGGGTCTGCGGAGTGGAACAGGTATCTGTCCTACCTTCAGGGGCAGATCGACAAAACCCGGGTTCAAAAGGAAAACGCCCATACCAAGTTGGCCGATCCCGCCATCTGGGAGCCCTACCAGTTGAACAAGCTGAAGGCGGACATCATTGCCTCGGACGCCATGATTACTGCATTGCAATGGGCGATGGAGCTCCCGAAGGCTCTAGTGGACGGTGGTACCGAGGCGACCGAATTCCTCAACAAGCTGGATCGAGAGAATGACAAAGATTCCGCTCAGGCTCAGTCGTAGGGCAGTCAAACAGTACTTCGACAAGGTGACTGAGGCCACCTGGGAGTACTACTTCGACATGGAGAAATTCAACGGGCTTTCAGAATGCCGGATGCTAGGAAACGGAAGAATCGCGCACTACAACTCTGAGAAAATACAAGAGTGGTTGTTGCAAGAAGGCCACTACGGGCCGCGCGACTTTCAGGCACCGAACCTTGATCCAATCCTAAATCTGCCAGTTCGTCGGATCTCAATGGCAGGCTAGGCAGGTCAAAACCCGGTTAGGGTTTTGACAACCACCCGCAGGGTGGTAGATGTTTTTCCCCTCCCTTACGGTTCCCCAAGAAGCAACATCGCTGGAAGCCTCGGGCATGTCAAGCACTTTGTGAAAAGTGACTTATATACATGATTTGTATATATAAACCACCACCTGAAATTCACCGGAAAGTCACCACCTTCGACGGGCAAAATCCAAATAAGAGACTTTCTCATCTACCGCCATCGCCAGTTCTACACCAGTTTTACACCAGTTCGCTAAACCCGCATTAGGTTCGCGCCCATACGGTCATTTACCGCCCGGGTGACGCGGGCTGCAACGCGGGGATGGCGCGGATGTTCAAGAAGATTGCGCTCTTGGCCGACGGAGCCGGAGACGGAACCGACGGTGGTGGGGGTGGCGCTCCTGCCGGGGGATCACCGGAAGGTGGTCAGGACAACCCGCCGAAAGATGATGGCGAGTTCGTCCCGAAAACGCAGTTCATCGCGGCCCTGAACAGCGCGGAACGGAAGCGTGAAGCCGAAGTTTCGAGACTGTCTACAGAGTTGGCGGAATTGCGGGCCCAGGTCAAGGCGAGACCTGCGGACCAGCCCAAGCGGTACACGCGGGCAGAGTTGAATGCCGCGGTGGCCGCCGGCCAGGTGACGCAGGATGCAGCGGACGCACAGTACGAGCTGCAGATCCAGCAAGACGCCGAAGATCGGGCCCATCGGGTCGCACTCAACACCGTCTCAACGGCAGAGCGTAAGAGGCTCGTTGACTCGGACATAGCCCGGTACACGGCGGTAGCGCCTGAAATACTGGACGAAACCCACGAAACCCGCCAAAGGATCAAGGAGGAATTCAATTCCTTGGTGGCCCTTGGTGATCCAGGCGCAGGCCCGGAGGGTGTCGTAACCCAGTTGAAGGCGATCCGCGCAGTACTTGGCCCCATTGCCCGTCTTGAGAAAGCCAGAAGCGGCCGGTTCCAGCACGAAACCCACTTGGAAACGGGGGGTGGAGGTGGAGCAGGCGGTGGAAGGCCCAAGACCGGGAAGCTCAGTGACCAACTCAATGCCGAAGCAAAGCGGCATTACGAGAAGGGAATCGAGCAGGGCCGGTACAAGGACTGGGCGGCGGTCGAGGACGAACTGAAGTACGCGAAGCCAGCGACTCGGCAAAGGTTCGGGATAGCGACGTAGTGGAAATTCTGATCCCGCAGAAGTGGACGCCCAGGCAAATTGCGAGGGCGAACACTCAACGGGTGGAGTTCCGCCGCAACCCCTACACATCGGGGTGCGCGAATCTCGACAACATGATTGCCTTGGATAAGGCGGTCATTCTCTGTCCTGCCCATACCCGGAAGTTCAACCCCAAGGCGGCACGATATTGCGTGCATCCCGCCAAGAACATGCGTCGGGTGATTGGTCGGTGTGATGTATGTAACGAAATGGGGCTGTCCTTTTTGTTTATTTGCGAGAAGGACGCAGAAACAGAAAGACGGAAATTTGAGAACTTCAACCGCGCTAGGGAATACGGGAAGTTTATTTCCGGTTAAAGGAACATGCAGTGGAATTGGTTACGAAAATTGCCGCTAAGGAAAATGGCCTAAAGCGATTCTTCACGGGTAAACCGTGCAGACATGGCCACACCACAGAGCGGCGTGTTTCTGATGGGCGCTGCTATGGTTGCGTATTGCTGAAAGATCGTGCATGGCGCGCCAAAAATACTGATCGTGCAAGAGCAAGCGTTCATAAATGGGCCTCGAACAACCCGGAGAAACTGCGGGCAAGACAGGCGCTCCGTGATGCCTCTAAGTTGCAACGCACGCCGTCCTGGGTAGATCGAGATGGACTGTCGGTTATTTATCGAGCCGCTGAAGTAGCTAGTGTCACCTTCGGAATTCCACTGCACGTAGATCACGCCATTCCGTTGCGGGGAAGGTTGGTTTCTGGTTTGCATGTTCACAACAACTTACGGATTATTTCTGCCCATGAAAATGTGGTCAAACATAACTCGTATTTAATGTAAAGGAGACAACTGTGGAATTCGCATACAGCCTTGACGGCAATAGCGTGCCGGTGATGAAACGCTACCAAGTTGGCGCGACGAATACGGTGATCGGTCGGTATTACGTGAAATGCGCCGATGGTGAAGTTGGCATCACCCTCGGATCAACGACCAATGCAACGGACCTGATCGGGGTCAACGTAGATGCCGCTGGAACCTACGCTGCCGGCCAGAACTCCGATGGCTCGGACAACGCCAAGTACACGACGGTCATCATCAACCCGCTCGCGGTTTACCGGGCACGCCTTTCAGGTGGTGCCACGGATGGCACGGCGCTGACTGCACGAACTGTCACCACGGCATCAACCGATGGTCTGACGGTGACGCACTCCGGTTACGACTCCTCAAGCCCGGATTTGGACGAGGGCGTGATCTGGGGTTACACCGGAGCCAATTCCGGGGTGTACCGCAAGATCACCGCTACCGCGAACGGCACGACTACGGTGATTCTCGCCTTCCCGCGGGATGACGCGGTGGGGGATACCTACCTGCTTGCTCCCATCTATCCGACGCGCTCGATCGTCGCTCAGACCACGACCAACAACACGGAGATCGACGCCACTGCGGCGATTTCGGGTGACGTTGAAATGGTCGTAACGGAAATGCTGCTGAACGATTCCAGCAACCGGGGGACGACAAACAGCTACGCCTACATCCAGTTTGCCGACCATCTGTTCGGCGCGACCATCACGTAA